GCTCGCCGCGATCTCGGTGCACAACATCGAAGGCCTCGAGCTCCGCGATAACTACATCGACATGGCAAGCCTCGGCGTCATCAATGCAATCGAGATCGCCACCGATGGCGTGAGCGGTGATGTGGGAATAAGCGGAAATACGATCATCAATGTGGGCGGCGCTGCGATAATCAATGGCGTAACCTCCACGGCCGTTTTCCGCGTCGATGGCAACACGATCGAGAGCGTGGTGGACGGCATCACAATCGAGGATTCCACCGACGCCTTCATCACGAATAACTCGCTTGTGGATGTCTCGGGCGATCTGATCACCGTTGGCACGCTCACTGACTGCATTCTCGATGGCAACAGCTACACCGGCGGCGCACCTACTACGTTTGCGCAGAATTCCGGCAGCATCACCAACCTGACCACCGGCGAAAACTTTTGGGATGAAATCGATACGAGCATCCTGGATCTGACCGGCGCGGCGATCCCAATCACATCGCATTACCACGAGCTCACCGACACCACCACGATCACGAGCGCAACCTTTACCGGTGACGTGATCGGCTTCCTGGTGGTGTTGCTGGCAACGGGGAGCGTGCAGGTAAACGACAGCGCAACGATCGTGCTGGTGGGCGGCGCTAACTATTCAATGACGGCCAGCGATACGCTCACGCTGGCGTGGGATGGTGCGGCATTCAATGAGGTCTCGCGCAGCGTTAACTAAGCGAAGATCGCGAAGCTGAGGCCGCCGAACACCAGCAGCCAAAACGCAAGCAGTGCCAGACCAACGGCGAAGCGCCAGATAGCGCTCCAGAACATGACCACCATGAAGGCGATGAGGATGCCGCCGGCGACAGCCATCATGAGAGTAGTGCGCCCCATGATTCGGCGCGCTCCAGCTTGTGCTCATCGATCCACGCCTCCGCTTCCTCGACGGTAACGAAAGACTCCTTGATCAAGACGGTCTGCCCGGCGCCGTTGGATATTTCAACTTGCAGGCGCGGAAGGGTGGAGCCTACGCGATAGAGCCACGGCGTGTACCAATCGGCGGTTTTCATGGCTTTTTACATCCTATGTGGAAGCACTCGCGGCATTGCTTGCGATAATCGTGGGGCACCGTTTCGATCTGCTCACCAAACTTGTAGACCATATCGGTTTCTATCTTTTTGCCGCACACGGTTTCTAGCGTTAGATAGTCCTTCGAATTGGGCGTCCACACTTTATGAATCATAGCGGCAGCGGCCCGAGCTCACCGATGGCGTACAGTGCGACCGCAAGGATGAGGCCGCCCCAAAAGCAGACCACCAGCCCGGCCGAAACATACTCCCAATTTTTGAATGCCCAAACGGCGACCAGGATGCCTGCCACGATCTTAGCGAGCAGGATCACGGCGAAAGCCACATCACGATTGCGTCACCGAACAGAATGAGCGTGAGCATCGCGCCGAATATCGCGGCTTCTACTCGCGGTGACATGCCGCTATTCTCCATTTGCTGCTTCATGGTCAAAACCTCCAACCTGCTCTAGTTCGTAATCGTGGATGCCGTGCGCCTTGATCTTCCAATCGTAAGGTCGGGGCATGGCTTCGCGTGCGAATTTCGCAGCGTAGTAACTGGCGAAGCTGCGCTCGCGCGGTACTGAATCGTTTTTGTTGGTGCTCATTGTCTGATGTACCTTGTGAATACGAGACGAATTATCTACTCCCGCGCCTTCTTTTTCTGTGCGGCGTGTCACTATTCGTAACACTCGCTCTATTCCATTGCCGGCTCGGGATGTGCCACCAGTCGATAAGCTCATCCAGGTGCTCGAGCGCGGCCGCCTGCTCGGCTTTGGTGGTGCGGGCGGTGAAAGATACCTCTAGGCCTTTGATCTTCGTGAGACCGCTCTGAGCGGCTGCTGAAGGGAAAGGCCGAGGCATCTTGACCAGCCGATTGGTGGTCATTTAGTAGTTTCTCCGCTTGGCGGCCTTGATGCCGGCTTTGAGGCCTTCGCGGAAATCAGACGATCCGACCGGTGTGAGCGGCGCGAGCGGGCATAGCGGCAGGAGCACGAGGTCGCCCTTGACGCTCTTGTAGCCTTCCGAGAAGCCGTGGCAGAAGTCACCCTGGTTGGCGTGGGCGATCGAGCTCAACGCGAGCAGTACGATTACGAATAGGCTTAGTCGTTTCATATCATTCTCCAAAAAGGGCGCCGTGCGGGCCGACGCCAAACTGGTTGGGCCTAGCGCAAATATGCCGGGCCAGTCCAGGTGTAGCCGCGGCCGTATTCGCTGGTCGCGATGTTGCCGCGCGGATGGCGGGCCGGTGATTTCCAGCCGGCGGCCTTGAGGATGTTGCCGGTGGCGACTTCGATGAAGCCCCAAGCGCTGCCTTGGCCGCATGAAGTCATGATGATGCGGGCATATTTGCGGGCGCCGGTGTCAATTCGATAGGTCGGGGTATCGTCGCGCCCTTCGAAGAAAGGATCGGTTTTGACCTCTTCGGTGAGGCGGTCGGCAAACTCTTGGATCTGGTTGGTCATGCCGCTGTTTCCTCGTGAATGAATGTATAATACAGTAACCATTCAGTAACGCAAGGGAAACAGCCAAATAAACGGCTAAGTTTGTGATTTAGTTCACAATTTCGAGCGGTTTGTTGCGTGTTTGGTCCATGAATTCAACCGGAGTCCGGAGGAAGCTGGCGGCGCGCATGCCGTGGACAACGATCGGCCGAAACGCTTCCCATTCATCGCGTGAGAACGTTATGGCGCCACGCATTCGGTGGTTTGCCCGGCTGCCGATGCCGACGCGGAGCTCCACGATCGTGCCCTGGTCCATGAGCGCGGCATGCAAATAGAATCCAATCACTTCTGCTCGCCCTCGGTGGTGGGCCATATCATTCTTCGGGCGCTCGTAGATAGGATTGCGAAATCACGTGTATTGTTACCTCAAATTTCTCAGCCAATTTTTTGACTGTGAGCTCGCGGAGCCCTCGGTTTATTTGGTTGATCTCGGCTTGGAGTACCGCGCGCCGCTTCTGCAGAGTCTCTTTTTCGTGCCAGCATTTCTCGATGAGGTCGATATCTTCATTGCTGAGCCTCATCGTACCATTCGCCTGTTTCATTTTCGGTTACCTCTTCCGGTATCGATTCACACATGGTGCCGCATTTGGTGCATTCATTAGTCTCAGGGAAACGCGCGCTTGGCTGGAAATCGTGCTCGCATTCGACAGTCTCTACAGTCGCCGGATCGGGCGTTTCCGAGAGCATTTGCTTGCACATTTCCAATGCGGCATAGCCTTGTTCTTTGCCGCTCAGATTACGCAGCAATTTGGTTGCCTCGCGCCACTCTTCGGTGGTTCCGAGTTCGTAGTATTTGGGCATGTTTCACGTGTTAACGCTAAAAGTTATAAGGATCTTGGGAAACTGAACATTTCGTGCTGACCGCCGAGCAACACATCAATCTGGTTTTTGCGCCGATGACTCATGTGTTTTCTGATGGTTTGCATCATTGTTCGCGCCTTGGCGCCTGAAATATAGGCCACATAAACCTCTTTATCGCCGAGCGACCCTTCTGGCGCATACGGGCCAAGAACGTTGCTCCCCAAATACAATGCGGCTCTTTGCACAGTGTCCAGATCCGTCATTTTAACGCTGATGCGAGGGTGCTTGCCGTCAAATGTAAAAGTGCCATCCCCTTCCAGTAATCCGCATAGCCAACCGAGGTCGAATTGATTCATTTCTTTTCCTTCAGGCACAGCTACCGCCTTTCCCCTCTCGGTAGGTAAGCAGAGTTACCATTCCGTTTTGGAGTAGGCGCGCTGCCTTTAAGCAGCAAGCGCGCCGCACTCATGCGTGAAGAGTCCGGTCCCTTCCACTTTTTCTGCGGCAAGTCCCCATTCAGACCGGGATGCAAGGCGGCAACAGAGCCCGGAATAGTGCTTTTTGTCGAGAGGCACGCTTCTGCCCCACCAATCCCGTTCTCGGGTGGCCTTTGCGCGGTTGATCTTCGTGGGATGGTATCGGACAATAGGTGCCCAGTCGGGCAAGTGATTCGGAACCAGCCTTTCGATGATCGTTGACCGGTGCATCTAACACCGTCGCCGACCACGTAAATGTAAGCCGCTTGTTAGCTAACGCGCAAGCGGTTTCTTTTTGGCGCAACATATAGTGTCTAGCCTTCGCGATCGGCACTAGATATGGGTAACTCAGCGTTCTGCTTCGGCTGTGACAACTGCCTTGAGCCCATCCTCAAGCAACTGGGCTTCGCTTCCTGCTTGTCTGTGAGCAGTAAGATTCCGCGCGGCTTCACTCAAACCAACAGCGCTTAGAATTTCGCCGGCCGTCTCGCGCGCGATCTCTCGGCCACGTTTCGACTTCATGCTGATCTTCATGTCAACGTGCAGATAGCGGCCATCGATGTAGACGGCAGAATTGCGGTGGTGCTTCAGGATTCTGGCGTGCTTTCGTTTGAACATATTTTCCTCGCTTTGATGGTTATGCTGTCGCTGTCGCTGTCGAAATATTCAGACAGACACCCCAGCGCGCACTCAATGGCATCCATTTCGGTCTCGCGCACGATGCCTTCCGTGAAGAACTTGCCTTCGATTTCTACTCGCCATCGGTCGGGCATAGCTTCAGCCTTTTGTGTTCTTTGTTGATCAGTTGCTCCACCACCAGCGTCATGCTCGCGTTGGGGTTGGTGGTTTCGCGCAAATGCTGCTTGATCTGCTCGAGCCTCTCTTTGCTTTCGATGCGGACCTGCATTGTTAGCGCCTCGCGTCCTTTGATCCGGCCTGGCACAAAAATATTCCTTGTGGTTGAGTTTCGGTAAGGGTACAGTATCCATTCTACATTCACAAGGTCATGTCATGCCGGAACTGACTCCACAAGAAACCGTAGAGCTCTGGGCCGAGACGGCTTTCGATGCTTGGGTCGATGAAGATCCGGAAATATTCGAAAAGTTCAAGAAAAGGGATTTGCCGACTTTCACTCTGGTAAAACAAGCTCACCAGGTTGGGTTTTGCATGGGCGCCACCGCTGTCTTGGGGCCGGATCCTGACGAGCTACTAACTGCGTTGAAGGATTTGTGATGAGTGAGCCCAAAGACGATCTAGCAGCATTAACGCCTACGGCTGAACAAGAAGCGGCGTACTCAAACTTAACAGCAATTTCAAATCTGGAGTGGTGGGATCAACTCGAGGTCACCGATACCACCTACACCAAAAAGATGGACACCGGCGCGAAGCTCACTTCCATCAACCCCGAATACCAAATCAAAAAATTCACCGAGCTCTTCGGGCCATGCGGCCGGGGCTGGGGCTTCACTGTCACACACTCCGAAATCATCGAGGGTGCAGTGATGAGCAAACGCGAGATCGTTGACGCAGATGGCGCACCTATCAACTTTGGGCCGTGCAAGGTACACACCGCGCGCGTTGAACTCTGGTACGAAAGCCCCGAAGGCGAAGCCGGCAAGCACACGATCGAAGGCACTGGCCACACACCATTCGTTTATATGACTTCTCACGGCCCGACCACTGACATGGAGTACGAGAAAAAATCGATCACCGATGCGCTAACCAAGGCGATGAGCATGCTTGGCATGGGCGGTGATGTGCGCATGGGCCTCTTCGATGACTCTGAGTATGTGGCGGATCTGCAGCGCACCGAAGCGATCGAGGGCGCGGTCGATAAAGAAGCCGAAATGATTAAGCAGCGCCAGAACTATGACGATTGGCTCGAGCAAACGGCCGGGCTTGTGCGCACCTCCCTCGGAATGCACGAACTGGAGGTGATATTCAAATCGAGCATGGTGCGCCTCGAGAAGCAGGGCAGCGCCGCAGACAAAAAGAAACTCAACGATGCGAAAAACGCGCGAGCCCGCGAACTGATGGCGGAAGCGAAAGGCCAGGAGAACATCGGATGAGCATTGCGCTGTACGAAATCGCTGAAGACATCCTGAAGCTCGAGGCGATCCTCGAGGATGAAGAGATCGGCAACGATGAGTCGCTGGCCGAAGCGCTGGCCGAAGCCATGGATGAAGCACAAGGCAATCTCTCCGAGAAGGTTTCGAGCATCGTTGGCTTGCTGCGCAATTGGGATAGCACTGCGACCGCGATTAAGGCCGAGGAAACTCGGCTCGCTGAGCGGCGCAAGATGTTCACCGGTAAATCCGATCGCCTGCGCGGCTATCTGCTGACTCACCTGCAGCGGATCGATGCGCCGAAACTCACGCTCGACATCGCGACGGTTAGCCGGCGCCAAGGATCTGAGCGCGTTGAAATCGATGATGAGCTCAATCTCCCGCAGGGTTATTACGAGTCCGAGTATGTGGTGAAGCCCGACAAAGCGGAGCTCAAAAAGCTATGGAAAGAAACGGATGAAGCGGAGCGTGATGAGCTTCCTGGTTTCCACGTCGCACGTGGGCCAGAATCGTTGATGATTAAATGAGAATCCGAGAAACGGCAGCCGCTCGGTTGCCGTGCCTTGTGAAGCCGGTCGATCCAAAGTCTCTCCCATGCGACTCCCCTGGATCACGGCGCCCACCGGTTGGATAAAACGGGCGCCACTTTTTTCACAAGGAAGCAAACATGATTTATATTGGACGTAGATGCAGAGGTCAGCATCGGGATGTGGACGGCAGCGGCAAGGAATTTACCGTGGTGTGTCGGCACAATGCTGTGAAGGATGACCTTTGCCAGTACCACCATGACCTTTTTTCCGGCCGCGTCCAATGCCCATCCGATTTCCTCACGGAGCGCGGGGTTGGGCGGCGATGAAATGCATTGTTAAAGTCGAGCACGGCGATGGTGGCATTGGGCAGGGCATTATTCTTGAGCCCGCATCCGCGCAAGATGAGACCGCATTCGAATCGCTGCGCGTAGGCACTCAATACAAGTGCGATCTTCGCAAGGCGCGCAACCCCGACCACCACCGCAAAGGCTTTGCGTTGATCAAGCTGATACTCGACAGCCAGGAGAAATACACCAACATCGAAGATCTGCTCACCGAGCTCAAACTGAAAGTCGGCTGGTATCGCGAGCACGTAAGAAGCAACGGCGAACTTGTTTACATCCCCAAGTCAATATCGTTCGCCGATATGGATCAAACTGAGTTTGAAGAATTCTATGAGCGAGTGATGGATATCGCGCTGCAAGAATACGGACTCGAGGAAGCAGTGGAGTTTTTGGAGTGAGACGAAGAACAAATCCAGAGCCACCGGGCGGAGCCGATCGACGCAAGGCAGCCGGCCGCACGAAAATTATTCTGTGGCTCTCGGTGATGATCGCCCTCGAGCTCGCCTACATCATTGCGGTGCTGCAGCCATGAGGCCGCTCGATCAAAACAGCATGCTCCTGAAGTTTCCCAAAGACTTTTTCAAGAAATATGCGAAGGGCAAGCCGTGCATGATTCGGATCGCCGGAATGTACCGGCTGCAATGCGGATCGGAAGAAACCACATCGTTGTGCCATTTCACAATGGCCGGATACAAAGCCATCGGATCGCGGGCGGCGAGCCTGCCGGATCTGGCCGGCGCGTGGGGCTGCAACGTTTGCCACGATTTGGTAGATGGCCGGCGCCCGGTGCCGATCTCGGTGGAAGGTGATCAATTGCAACTCTGGCACGCCGAAGGCGTGATGCGTACTTTGGATGCTCTCGTAAAAGAGGGTGTTTTACCAAACCCATAGGGGAAGACCTATATGAGACTACTCACAGTAATAATCGCAGTTCTGATCGCAGCGCCGGCAATGGCTAAATTTCCGCAGGAAGAAGATGCCAGCACCACGGCGACCGCAGAGCAACGCCAAAACCAGCAACAAAGCCAAGGCCAAGCGCAACGCCAGGCGGCGCTCTCAAACTCGAGCAGCCAACTAAGCAGCGGCGATCAGTGGGCAACTTCGGGGCCATCGAGCGCCGCGAACGGCGACCAGATCACCACCAATCTGCAAACCTATGAAGAAGTGTACCGCGCGCCATACGTGGATAGCGGCGTGCTGCTGATGAACAATGCGCCATGCAAAACGTTCTTGGGCATTCAATTCAGCGGTGCCAATAGCAACGGTGCCGGTGCAACCGGTCTAGGCATCCCCATCGACGATGAAGATTGCAAATTGGACAAGGCCGCGCGGCTGGCCTTCTCGGCTGGGAACCTGCAATACGGTTGGTTTCTATTCTGCTCGCAGCCAGTGGTCAGCAAAGCCGGGATGCGCCAACAGAAGCTATTAAACGTTACGAGCCGGGCGCAACGCAGGCGCAATGCAAACGCCAGGTGCATGGCCGGGGCTATCGACAAGGCCGCCACGCTCACCAACATCAAAGCCGAGCTCACTGAACTCACCGCTACGTTGATCCAAGTGCAAGCGCTGCCGGGTTATGATGACGCAGCACTGAGGGCGAGGATTCAATTCTTAGAAAGCGCCGCACATCGGCCTGATTCGCGGGCGCTGATTGTGGAAAAACACGAATATGAGTGAGCAAAGCGAAGCCTACCTGCAAATGATCGTGCGCGAAGAAACCTTCGCGCATGGCTTCTCCAGCTTCACCGCGGATGAAATGCGTTGTCAGTGTGACGACATCATGTGCGGCCTGCCGATCGATGAGCCTGAATTCAAGAACTGGTGCCAGGAGCTCCAGGACTTGCGCAACGTGCTGCAGTTTCCTTTTCACGTCACGAGCTGGTATCGCTGCCCGGCCTACAACGACTCGCTGTACAACGGCGATGGGACACGCTTGGAGGGGCCGCACACGATCGGTGCCACAGACCTGGCCATCGAATTCGAGCGCATGTATCGCCTGGTGGATGAGGCGACGAGCCGCGGCATGGGTGTCGGGATCTTTCAAAAGGGACCAGTTGCGGGACGGTACATACATCTGGATAATCTAGGGTCAAGAATCTGGACGTATTAGGGGCCGCTCAATGCTTGGCTGGCACGATCTCACGGAACTCAAACTGCCACTGTGGAAGGTGGGTGCGTGGTCGCTTGTCCTGATCGGAGCAGTCTGGGGCGCATTCACTTGGGCCGATGATATCGAAGATAAGCAGATGGCCACGCAGGATCAGCTTTCCCAGCTGGTGCTCATCGTCACCAAAACCACCACCGATACCAACGCAAAGAACGATATTCAAGACGAAGATATCGATGCGATAGAAGATGCGTTTGATCTACTGCGGCAGGAAATAGAGCTGCGGCGTGAGCTTGATGATGATTAGGCGGGCGCTGTTGAAAAGCATTGTGCCAGCGTGGGCGCTCATCCCAACCAAAAGGGCTGCGCCTAGATTGGATGATGGCCGCTGGCATTTAGTGGTTACAATAACTCCCGCTACGGTGTACGTGGATGGTGTCAAATATGACTATTAACAATCCGCTAGAAGTGCTATCGCTGAAAGTGCTGGGCTTTGGCGTCAAGCTCACGTATGGCAAATGGGCCGGCACCGCTAAAACAAAATTCGAGGGCTTGATCACGCTCGAGGCTTCGGCTGCGTTTGGGAGCTGGCGGAAAGAATGGGCTGTTTGGCGTAAATAATGGGGATCGGCGCCAAGATCGTTGACGCGCTCACCGGCGGGATCGGTGGCAAGATCCTCGACACCATCGATAAATTTGTGCCCGACAAAGATCTACGGGACAAACTGAAACACGCGCTCAGCATGGCCGAGCTCACTGGTGATCTGGATCTGCAAAAGGTCGAGATCGAAGCCGAGCGCGATACACAGATCGTCATCGAGCAGACGCACCAGGCGGCACTCAACCAGCAAGATCTCTACACGAAGCGCACCAGGCCGAAGATCGCGCGTCAGTCGTGGTTGCTGTGCATTGGCTACGTGATCGTGACTATTTTCGGTGGTGGTCTTGCGGATCCGTTTGTGGCCGCAGATCTCTCGACACTGGCTTTCGATCCTGTCATATTCGGGACGTTGGCCGGCCCGGCGTTGTGGTATATGGGCATGCGCGGTTTTGACAAATGGAAAAATGGAGCCTCGTGAATGGGAACCTGGAAAGACGGCCCGAAATCCGACAGCGTTAAACCCCAGGGGCCGAAAGCTCGGAATTCGGGCAAGGCGCCCTTTCCTGGCGTGACGCCTGGATCTGGTGGCGTAGGTAGCCAGATGAATCCGCGCCGTGAGCGCCGTGAGGACTACACGCCGACGCCACAGCCGCGCGAATCAGGGGTGAAAATTTGATTTGATGAGAGCGCTTGCCGTTAAAAGCGGAATCCTATAGCGAGTGCTTTTTTCAAAGAGGTAGTATATTGAATGGCCAGCCTGCCAGGAGGTGGGGTTAGCCTTGAAGGCGGGATCAGCCTAGCGTCAACAACAACAAAGAAAAAAGGACCGAAGGAAAAAGAACCAAAACCGCCGAAGGATAAGCCGCCAAAGGACAAACCGCCGAAAAAAGCGAAGGGTGAAACGTTGAGCGCGAAAGAATTGAGAGTTAAGATCAGAGCACTAAACTAGGCGCATAGATCATGGGTGTAGCCAACGCCAAAGCCCAAAACAAATCGCAGGCATGGCGAAACAAGCGGACAAAGAAGCGGCGCCAGACGCGCAACTCAACGAAGCGGAGAAAACGGCGATGAAAGACCACGAAGGCAAGTGCGGCGCGAAAATGGGCGAAGGCAAGTGTGGTGGTGGAGCGTGGCAGAAGCGCTATCGCAGCAACAGCCACCGGGCCGCCAACGATGACGGCTCAACGAAATCACGCCAAAGCGCTGGCTCCCGATCGCGCAAACACACATCACCACTATTGGGGTAAACCATGGCGCAGCGACCACAATGCCATCCATCCGTGAGGCCATCAGTAGATGTACCAGCACCAGACGTACTCGACAGCGGAGAATCTGACGCCGGAGCAGTCGGAGCGAGCGAACAGGATGCTCCAGAAGTCGTTGCAGCAAGTGCCGGCGCTGAGGAAACCGAAACGTCTGACCAACAGCCAGAAGCGACAGATGAAGCGCAGGCAGGCGGAGCAGACGAAGCAGTTTCGGGCGATGATGCAGAACCAACAGCTGCGGAAGACATTGCGCCCACATTTGATGAGCCAGGCAATCCAGAAGATCAACCAACAACCGAAGAACCTGGCGGCGACGACAGCAACTAGCTAGAATAAAACTCGCAGCGCCGCAGAAGAGCGGCGCGCCATTTAGCCGGAAGAGGCAAGTGATTGAGCGATACAACAACCGATCCTGATGACTCGCCCTTAGAAGGCGAGCTTCTACTTTTCCGAGAAGACTACGAGGGCGAAGACCTCGGTGGCCGCCCTCGCCTGTACGAAAACCCTGCCCAATTCGATGAAGCCGTCTATGCGTACTATCTATGGTGCGCTGAACATCACGAGCCCATGACCATCACCGGCATGGCTCTCGCTCTCGGCTTCTGCTCAGTTCAAACGCTCTACAACTACGGCACTTACGATGGGTTTCTGGAATCCGTTGCGCGTGCTCGGTTGCTGGTTGAGTACGGCTATGAGAAGAACTTACACGGACCACACAGCGCTGGATCAAAATTCGCGTTAGCCTGCATTGGATCTGATGACCGCTGGCGATCGGTCAAAGAACTTGGAGGGGATGAGCTCATGACGCACGAAGATAGGCTGGCGCACTTGCGGTGATGTACAACTTTCACGGCACGGAAATCGAATGGCCAAGGGTGCGCGAAATTAGCGGGGATGCTGTGATTCAGGATTTCAGCAACGGGCGGTTTGTAGGGCCGGAAATCTTTCGGATCAAAAAAGAAGATCTCACGCCAGGCTATGGCTTAGGCGCTGATCCGGTTGTGAGAGCAAAGATCCGCGAGATCACCGGTGAGCCTGCACCACTGGAGCACCTACGATGAGCAGAACCGAGATCACCTTGATTGTCGCGGTCGGTCTCATTGCCGTTATTTCTGCACTGGGCTGGAAAATGGCCCAGGACGCCGAACGAAAAGAAATGGCTTCAGACTTTTGTGAAGGCGGCGTGGTGCTGGGCGACGGTGGAACGATGGGTGTCAGGCATCTGTTTTGCGACGATGGGAGGGTGATACACCTGCGATGAACTACAAACTGGCCTTGGCCTGCAGCTTTTGCGACAAAACAGGCGCAACGATCGGTGAGCGGCACCGCAGCAAAAAGTGGGTGCTGCGCCATGCTGTGCAGCTTCGTGGCTGGGTGCTTAAAGCTGGCGCGGTGTGGTGCCCTGGATGTGCGGAGCTCCTGCTATGAGTGATTACACAAACGAAGATCTGGTGATCAAACTAGCAGACCCGACGCGCACCATTCTTGAAACCACGCCGAGCGGGAAGATAACGCTTTATGTCGCTGGCAAGCCGGTGGATCTGGATGAGCTCATCGAGGCGCTGCACGAGATCCGGCGGTGGGTAGAGGACAACCGAATATGATCAGCGGCACCGAAGCATCGGCAGCGGGCACAGCCTTGGCTCGATCGCGAGAAGCCGCAGCCTTTCAATATGACAAGTGCCCGATATGTGGCCGTAACGATTGCCCGCACAAAGAAATGCCGAGGATTCTAACGTGGCCGCTGTGCGTGATGTGGGCGACGATCGGCTTTGTGTGGGGCGGCGTGGTGTTTTACCCGTGGTGATTATCCCGAGAGATCATGCCGATTCGGTTTGCAAGATGGGCGAAGGTGCTGATTGTTGCCGATATCTGATGGTGGGATCGGGCGGCCTCGAGTGCGCCAAAGATCCTGCAAACCACGGCTTTCGCAAAATCCTAGACCGGCGCAAGGATTCGATGGTGGCCAAGGGCGACAACTGCGATGGGTATATGCCATGACTGAGGGCGAATGGAAACTCATCCACGGCTTTGCCGCCATGATCGAGGGCGCTGAGCGCAAAGGCGCGCCGATAGATTTGCCGGAAGGTGCGCGCACGGTGAGCTTCACGCTGTCGGATACGATGGCCACTCGAGTGACGATGGCCATGCGCCAGGCTGCCGGCGAGATCGAATCACTGCAAGAAACCAAAGCCGAGCAGGCCGAGGCGCTGGAGTCACTGCGCAACCAGGTGAATTTGATCACCGATCCGAAAATCGTCATACCGAGAGCGCGATGAGCGCAACCGAGGAACTGACAGCGCAGTTACGCGACCTCCGAATAGTGATTGTCTCGTGGGCTAAGCGCCAACAAATAGCCCGCACCATAGAAGCCCTGGAGGCTGAGAACACCGATCTAGAGCAGGCGTGCGACGCTCACCAAGCGGATACCCTGCAAGCCACCAAGATAATATGGGCGCTCAAGGCGCAGATAGGGCAGTTGCTAAATCTGTCGCGCAACATTGACGAGCATCCCGAAGACTACGATGGCCCCTGCGAGTGCCGATTGTGCCTGACCTATGCTGCGGGGGATGGTGATGGCGGATAGCCCAGGAACTGATAGCCAGGTTGAAAAGCCCATTCAACGCCTGCTCGTTTAGGCAAGAATGTATCGACACCATAGAAGCTCTCACGAAGGAGTGCCACATGATGAGTGCGGGTTGTACGGAAGCAGATTTACTCAGACCGGAAGTGGCGAAGTTAGAGCAGGAAGTAGAAGCCCTGAAGGCTGAGAAATTAGAAACCCTGAAAGAAGCGGTTGTGATTCGGGAGCAAATAGAGTTTAAGGCGGCCGAGCTCCTGGCGCTGCAGACTGATTACGCCGACATCCAGCGCCGGCTCACCGACTTGCACGAAAAGCACGCAGAGCTCGAGCTAGACAACCTGGGGCTGAGCAACAAGCTGGAAACATCCGAGCAGCGGCGCACCAGTCTGACACTAGAGATCCAGCGAGCCGGCAGCGTGGTGCAGCTGGCGCGGCAGATCCGAGTCGATCAAGAAAAGCTGGCCGCGCAAGGCGAGGGCGCGAACCTGCAACTGTACTGCTCAGACTGCCTAAAATCCGCCGGCGATGAAAATGATCATAAAACCGGGTACCTCGAGGAATGTCCGCAATGTGGTGGCAAAGGGCCGTTCATGTATTCATGGGATATCGCAGGCGTGCGCGCGCCACAATGATGGAATTCGAATATGGCCGCGGCTGCACCGGCACTGACGTGAAATCTTTCCGCAGGATGGCTTCGGCGCTTGCGGCTGATCTCGTGCAGATCAATGACAAGTGGGGCATCGATGATATGACGCTGCCGGAGTGGTCGATCGTAGATGGCAACGTGCAAGTGAGGTTTCGATACGAGAGCAAGAAATACTCCGAGATAACAATGGAGCCACCGACAGCATGAGTGAGCCAACCTATGTGGGCATGCCTGGCAACGGCGAGCGACATCAATTGCGCCTTACGATGACGCAGAGCCCTGAAGGCGACTACACCGAATGCACCGTGCGGATCCCGAAGGCGCTCGAGGTTGAAGCCGGCCCGGCGCCAACGTATGCGACGGTGGGTGATAATTGGATGTGCCTGCAAGACGCAAAGATACTGGGAGAGCTCGGCTACCACGAGCTGGCGCCCGAAGGCCTGGCGATGAAGTTTCTGCGGCTGGCATGGCTGGCTGCTCACGATGAAATAGCAAGGAAAGATAACGGTGGATCGTCCGATGCCGATTAAGCTGGATAGGTTCGAAATTGAGCAATGTGGATTTGTCACCTCTATCCGCGTTGCGCGGGTGCTTTCTGAAGATCTGCCAGAAACCTACGGATCACAGCGCCAGAATGTGGATGCGCAGCACAACATTTACGCTAGGCACTTCGAAGGCGCGATGGCTGAATGTGCGTGGGCAAAGCTCAGCAATCAGTATTGGCCTGGCGCCGGGGTCGAGATCGATGGCGTGGACGTTGGCGAGTGCGATGAGGTTAAGCACAGCGCGCATCAAGATGGGAGCGGCAAATACGATGGTCGCTTGCTGGTGCAGAAAAATGGCCGCGATGAACGCCGTTTCATCCTGATCGTGGGCAAGCTGGGCGTTTATCAATACCGGGGCTGGATGCCCGGCCTTGAAGCGAAGCAAAGTAAGTATTGGAATGAATCAATGCCGCGTCCGTGCTATGCGGTGCCGCAGGAAGATTTGCACAAGGGGAGAACATGAGCAGGAGGAAAAGCCAATGGCTGGTTCATATTGGATAAACGGGCAGGAATACATCAGCGTTGAGGTGTTCGAAGAGGCGGGAGATGAGCGCGATGAACTCCGCGTGCGCAATGGCGAGCTGATCGCCGAAATGATCATGCTCTCGAAAGCCCATCGAGAGCTCATGCAATCATGGGCCGGCCTTGCCAGATCGGCGCAGGAGCAGCCAGATGTGCTTCAAGCGCTCAGTGATATACGCGATGAGCTGGCGGCACATCGCCGAACGATACTGACCATGGCAACGAAGCAGGAGCCGGGCGGATGAATGAAAAGGATTTTGGTCTGGCGCTGGTAAAGCAGGAAGGGCACAGCTTTTGCGGCTATTGCCACGCCGACGCTGCACCAGGTGAAGAACTCATGCACGAGCCCTGGTGTCCACCACCGGAGCCGCCGAAGCAATACAGCGCATGGAGCAACATCTGGCCGTTTGTATTGTTGATGGCGATCGCAGTGGCGGTGTCATGGCTGGTATGAAAAACGTTATACCGCATCCCTTCGGCGGCAAACGCACGCCTGAGCAGGTGCTCATCGATGCTCTGAGCGAATGTGAGAGCTACGAGCAAGTGGTGGTGGTCGCTGTCGATAAAGAAGGCGCTATCCGCACTGGCTGGAGCCAGGGCAGCAATCTGGAATTCATCGGAATGCTCACCTTTGCGACAGAGCGCATGTGTCAACGCGCGGCCTATGATCCGGATGATCCGAACAACGATAAGTAAAACCTGCAAATGCGGCGGCGAGCTCAAGCCGACTCGAGACTGTTATGGCTACTACACGTGCGCAAAGTGCCGTAGTGTGTATCACGAAAATGCACTCAACAAAGCGCAACTGAAATAGAATATCCAACCTGCAAAGTTTGCGGCCACCGTCACGCACTGCGTGAGCCGCACATCTATAAAACCGGAAGAGGTAAAACAGATGATCGCGACTCCAAACGCAAAGCACGCCAAGGTAAGAGCTCGCCTGGCAAGTGACGTGGCCGCCTTTTTATCTGATGGCCATACGATCGAGAAAGTGGACTACACTGCCAACCAGGGCTGGCGAAACCGACACGTGAAAACGCTGCCTCATTTGCCGATGATCGTCAATCGGCGGAATAATCCGAATGCTGCAGGGTATCGTTGAGCGCTTGCTCAGGCGTGCAGCCCACACAGATCGAAATGCTCGATCCAGATGAACTGATCGCCGCGCTTCGATTGCGGGTCGGTGAACTCATTGCCGAAGGCATCGAATACAAGGCCGAGAATCGAAAACTCACCGCGATCTATAACGCTGCCGAAAGCCTAGCTTGCCCGATCGGCATGGAGGGTGAGGTAACGTTCAACACTTGCAGCCCGCTGGTGGAAGCGCTGATGGATAGCTTTCACGAGTATGATGATGGCCAGCACAAGCCAACGAAAACCGAAGAAGATGGCAATTCCTGAATACTTGAGCCTAGGCGCGGGCGTTCAATCCTCAACGATTGCCTTCATGGCTGCCTATGGGGAAATCACGCCAATGCCGAAGGGCGCTATCTTCGCGGACACTGGGGCCGAGCCATCCGGTGTCTATGAGTGGCTGAAATGGATGGAGGAACTCTTGCCGTTTCCGGTTCACCGGGTAATGGAAAAGGACGGTCTGAAGGCCGCGATTCTGGGTTCCACATCTGGTTTTTTCGCTGCGCCGTTCTACACGACATCCGCGAATGGGGGCGGGTTAACGCGGCGCCAGTGCACCAGGGAATTCAAGATCGCTCCAATTACACGCAAGCTACGCGAGTTAGAGGGGATCAAGCCACGCCAGCACGCCAAGGGCACCGTCGCGATTCAGTGGATTGGTATTTCATGGGACGAAATGCAGCGCATGAAAGAGCCGAGGGTGAAATGGCTCAAACATCGGTGGCCTTTGATCGAAAAGCAAATGACTAGGCTGCACTGTTTGGAATGGATGCGGGACCACAACTTTCCACTTCCCCAAAAATCGTCCTGCACATTCTGCCCATATCGCGATAATGCCTCTTGGCGGGATATGAAAACAAACGATCCAGAATCTTGGGTTGATGCGGTGGCGATGGATGAGGCGATTCGCGATCGAGACAAGCCCCAACAGCTCTATGTCCACCGGTCTATGTCCCCGTTGGCGGATGCCGATCTTGCAGATCCGGCAAAAGATCAAATTGTCATGTCATTCATGGATGAGTGCGAAGGTATGTGTGGGGTTTGAATGGCCGAAGCCGAAACCCTCGATGACGATTTCGAGATATTCCAGAAGCTCAAAGATGACTTCACGCACTACGCGCCGCGGTGCCTGCGGATTCGCACCAAAGAGCACGGTGTCATTCCGTTTGTGCTCAATGACGCGCAGCAATACATCCACCAGATCGCCGAGGCGCAGCAGCTCGAGTTTGGCTGGGTGCGGATCATCGTGCTCAAGGGCCGCCAGCAAGGGATGTCCACCTACATCGAGGGGCGTTTCTATTGGAAGGTCACGCATCTGGAAGGCCAGAGAGCCTATATTCTCACCCACGAGAGCGATGCAACGGCGAATCTTTTTGCCATGGTCGCGCGTTACCATGAGAATTGCCCGGTTGAAGTGCGCCCCCACACTGACCGGGACTCGGGCAAGGAGCTAAATTTTGACGGACTCGACTCGGGTTATAAGGTTGGTACCGCGGGCACCAAAGGTACTGGACGGTCTTCTACTATCCAGTATTTCCACGGATCCGAGGTCGCCTTCTGGCCCCATGCTGAGACGCACGCAACTGGCGTCATGCAGTCAGTACCATCGACAAGCGGTGAAGTGTTCCTCGAGAGCACAAGCGATGGGATGGGAAATTATTTTCATCAAACCTGGGTGCACGCAGTAGCGGGCCTCAACGATTTTATCCCGGTGTTCATTCCATGGTTTTGGCAATCTGAATACGAACTCGCGTACACCGAGCAAACGCTCGATGAGGACGAGATCGAGCTCCTGGAGCAGTACGGCGAAAATGAGCAGGAGAGCAAACGCCTATCTCCGGCCAACCTCATGTGGCGCCGCAAGAAGATTGGCGAATTCAAAAACGGCCCTGATGATTTCAAGCGCGAATATCCGAACGATCCACAGGAGGCCTTCGAATCGGCCGGCTATCGCCAGTTGATCCCGGCCGAGCATGTTGCGCGGGCGCTGAGGAATCGAGATATTGAGGCGCGTGGGCCGATCGTCATGGGTGTGGATCCAGCTCGCTTTGGCGATGACCGGCTCGCGATTGCGCTGCGCCAAGGCCGCGTGATGTTTGATATCGTTGCCTATTCCAACAAGATGGATCAGATGGAGATCGTGGGCCTATGCCGGCAGATCCTCGATGCCATGCCGATAGATCGCTGCTTCATCGATGTGGGTATGGGCGTTGGTGTGATCGACCGATTGCTCGAGCTCGACTACCAGCAAGTGCGGGCCGTGGACTTCGGCGCCGGTGCCTTCAATTCGATCGCCTACATCAACCGGCGCAACGAAATGTGGCAGGAAATGGCCGACTGGTTCGAGGACACGCACGTGCAGCTGCTCACCGACAACAGCGCTGACGCCGATAATCCGCATGAATTCGAGAAAAAGGTGCAGGCGATCACGATGGATCTATGCTCTGTCGAGTACAAATTCAACAGCCGGAACATCATGGTGCTCGAGGATAAGGACTCAACTAAGGCGCGCAGCGGGCTCAGCCCAGATATGGGCGATGCGGGTGCGTTGACATTTGCCGAGCCAGTGGCAGAGTATTACCACGAGGGCGCCGGCGATCATGATGATGGGCGCCATAAAAAAACAGGGTATTGATCCATGCCAACCAAGAAGAAAGCCGCCAAGAAACCAAAGGTCACATCCTTTGGTCAATTTGATCAAGGCGCTGGCCAGGCAGCTGCGGGCGTCAAACCATCCAGGCCTAAGCGCAGTGCCACCATCAGCGCCAAAGCACACAAAGCCAAGCAGGACAAGGAAAGCAAAGCGAGGGCGGCAAAGCGCGATCAGCCCAGCGCCGAGCCGAAGGGCAACTCAATCCGCAACGCCAACCAAGTGCGCCAGGATATGAAGCGGCACCGGAGCCAGGTCACGCGATTGGGAGCCAACTACTAATGGTAAGAGTACCTACAGGCTACGCTCGCCGGTCAATCCAGCAGGCCCAGGCGAAACAGAAAGGCACCGCGCCAAAAGCGAAAAGGCGCCCACAACTGAACAAGAGCACCCCCACCGGCGTCGGCAGACCGACCCCCAAAGCCGGCCCCGCCCAGCGCCGTCCTCAATCGAACACGAGCGTTACCTCAAACAAAAAGAGTGCCGTGGCGGGTATACGTAGGTCGCAGAAGCGTGGCTCGTCTGCATCGCCCGGTCAGGTGGTGGCCCAAGTGAGAGCCAAGCCTAAGGGGAACAAACCCGGCGCTCGCGTACCAAAGCCAGCACCGAAATCTAAGCGCCAGCGCAGTGGCGGGCCTCGCCGTGGTGGTGGCACGCCGCGTCCTGGTGGCCGTCGCCGATACTAATATGGAGAACGCAGCGTGGCTGAAGTAGAACAGATCCCAGAAGAGCCGCTAGAGCCGATCGAGACCGATGTGCTGCCTGATGGCGTAGAAAAAACGCCAGATCTACCGCTGTTCAACTTCCTCGACGCCGGCAACCTGGTCGGTAAACTCAAGAACGATACCCAGGTCGCAAGCGATGTGTTGCGGCTGCTCGGTGACGCTGAGCGATCGATGTCGGACTGGCAAAAGAAATACGACACCGCGCTCAAACTCGCGAAGCTTGAGGCCGAAACCGAGAAAAAAACCTTTCCGTTCGAAGATGCCAGCACGGTGATGATGCCTTTCATCACAGAAGCAATGCTCGACTTCCATGCGCGCGTGGTGCCCGAGCTCGTCTGGTCGAAAAAGGTGGTGGCAATTAAAGCATGGGGCCGCCAGACCAAAGAGAAAGATGACCGAGCCGATCGCGTTTCGACCTTCATGAATTACCAGCTCACCGAACTCATCAAAACGTGGCGCAAAGAGCAGGACAAAATGCTGCTGGGGCTGCCATGCGTCGGCACCGCCTACAAAAAGACATGCTACGACCAGGATGAGCAGGAAGTGGCCAGCGATTTGCTGCAGGCCGATGAAGTCAAATTCGATCACAGTTACAAAACGTTTGATGATGCGCCCGATAAATTCATCAACGAAGAATACACGCGCAACGAGTGCATCGAGTTTATCCGCGGCGCGATGGAGTGGGGTCTAAAGGAAGACGATCTGCCGAAAGAGCGCGATCATTCTGAGCCCTTCGAATTCGTGCGCGCATTCACCTGGCTCGATCTCGATGGCGATGACCTGACAGAGCCCTATGAAGTCGTAGTGTACAAAGAGACCCAGCGCGTTGTCAGCGTTTACCCGGCTTTCGATGAAGATGACATCGTAACCAACGATGACGGCGAGATCGTCAAAGTGGCGATGGCTCGAATCTTCACGCAATACCAATTCCTGCCGGATCCTGAAGGTGGGCCGATGGGCATGGGCTGGGGCATATTGCTCGGCGATATGTTCGATTCGCTCAACACCACCGTGCGGCAAATGATCGACGCTGGCACGCTGGCGAACATTGCCGGCAGTTCCGGCCTGATCGAGCATCAACTGAGCGGCTCGTCTGCTCGGGGCAACCGAATGCAGGCCGGCCCGGTTGAGGTCCGCATGGGTGAGCTCACGCCAATCACCACCGGCGGCAAGTCGCTGCGCGAATCGATAGTGCAGTTTCCCTATCAAGGGCCGAATCAGGCGCTTTTCATGCTGACCGATTGGATGCTCAAGCAGGTTAGAAGCATGACCAACTCCGCGCTCAACATGGAGACCAACGGCCAGGAAGCCGCGATGATGTACCTGGCTCGCTTGCAGCAAGGCTTGAAGGTGCCCAATTCGATTGTGATGCGCGTCTACAACTCGGCGAAGGAAGAATTTGCGAAGATCGCGGCGCTCAACTTCAAGCACTACTCGAACAAGAAATACAACAAAGTGCTCGATGGCGAACAGCCCGCCGACATGCACGCCGACTTTAACCCCGATGATTGCGATATCCGGACGGCAACGGAGCCGAGCCAGGGCAGTGACATCGAGCGCCAAGGCCGTGCAACGGTGATCCTCGAGGAAGCGAAAACGCAGCCGCAGCAAATACTAAACTTGCGCGAAGCGTATCTCGATTGGCTCGATGCCCTGAAGGTCACCGATCTCGACCGCCTCGCACCTGAGCCCTCGGGCGAGCCGGATCCGATGGAACAGTTGATGAGGGCCAATCTCGCACGCGAGGCCGAGCTCGCCGATCGGGAAATGAACATCAAAGAAGCCAAGCTCAACCTCGAGCAGATGGACGCGATGATGGAGGGCATGCGCAAGGGTGCTGAATTCGGGCTCAAGCTGGATAAAACTGAGGCCGAGATCTCGGTGGCTTACGCCGACGCCATGAAGTCGCTATGGGAGATTGGTATGGCCGGTGATGATCCGGTCGAAACGGTGCAGAACATCGAGACGCGATTGATCGATAAAAAGGGTGCCGCTGTGCCGCCTGTTCCGATAGACTCGCCCAACCCCAACGCGCCCGCACCCTAGAGCGCACCAATAGGAGCCAGCTTTGCCGGAAGAGGTAAGGTTAGAATACCCGCAAATTACCGGCGATCAATTCGAGCTCTGGGAGGCCAACCCGGTCACCAAAGCCTATCTCCGCTGCCTCGCGTGGAAAGAAGCCGACACCGTTGAGCATACCGGCACCGGCAGGCTCGTGGATTCATCCAATGCCGACATGACGCACGCCTTAGTGCATCGATCGCTCGGCCAGCAAGACGCCTACAAGGAAGCCGCGCTGCCTGAAAAGCTGCTCGAGTTTTACCGCATGGTCTATCGACCACCACCGCCAGCAAAAGAAGAAACCGATGAGTGAACCCGATCTCGATGACCGCATGGCCCGCGAAGCCCGTGATGGTGAAGCCGACGCCGATTTAATGGCGAAGCTAGACAGAATGACTGATGGTGAGGAAGCGGCGCTCGATAAGATCTTGCCACCAGGTGCTCGAGAGCGTGAGGATGCAGCACGCGAGATGGCTCGGGCTGTATTCGACGCGGCGCGTGCGCTCATGGCAACCGGCATGTTGCAGGCGGTCGGCTACCGCGTGGTGATCAAGCCGATCGAAGCAATCCTCACGCTCGAGGAAGCTGAGGCCGGGGTCGCGCCGCACCTGGCCGAGAAAGGTTTCCAGGTGAAAAGTGAAAAGGAGCGCCAGCGCGAAGAGCACGGCGAAAACCATGGCGTGATCATCCACCTGGGACCAACGGCATTCGAGCGGCTCGGAGGCATTCCGATGTGGGCCGATGTGGGTGAAACGGTTGTTTTCTCTCGCTATGCCGGCACGGCCGTAGAGCATCCGCCTGGATCTGGCAACAAATATCAAATCATGAATGATGAAGACATCTTCGGGAAAATCGTATGAGCGAAGCAGAATTTGACGTTGAGGCGGCCGAGAACGAATTCAACGCTGCGAGAGCGGCGCGCGAAGCTGGCGAGCCCGCGCCTGGCGCCGAAGATGATGCCGGTGACAAAGGTGACGAGCGCGCAGATCCGCCAACCTATATGACGCATGACGAATGGATTGAAGCCGGCCGAGATCCTGAAGACTACATCGGCAAAAAAGCATTCCAAGCACGTCACGATGATATCCAGGAAAGCAAGCGCCTGCGCCGTGACATGAAAGGCATGAAACAAACCGCGAAGCAAACCATGGAGGCGGTACAGGAGTGGCAGACCACTGAGCGCGCGAAGATCAAGGCCCAGGCCGAGGCCGACCTCCACAAGGCGAAAGAAAACGAAGATCCCAACGCGGCGCTCGCGGCTCAGAAAAAACTCGATGATCTCGATGCTGAAAAGCCGGCGGCTCAGCGCGAAGAGCACCCAGTCATTGAGGATTTCCGCGAAGATAATCCGAAAACCGATCGCGATTCGGAAGAATACGATGAGGAATTCACCGCGGACGTTGAGGCGGTCTATAACAGCATGGCGCAACAGCTGACACAGGGCGGCAAACGCAAGATGACCGATGGCCAGATCAAACGCTGCTTGAAAAAAGCGCTGAAGGAAGCCAACGAACTCCACGAAATCGATGACACGCCGGCGCCCGATGACGACAAAGGCAAAGATGACGATGATGATGCTGGTGAAAGCGCGCGGAATAAGCGGTCCACCGGTCAGCAACGCAGCACGCGGCGCAGCCGCAGCAACGTAGACACCACGCCGAGAGCCGAGGACTATGACCTCAAGGATCGTGTCAGCCACAACCCGCGTGATGGTAATGCGGCCGCCGAAATCCGAGACACAATCCGAAAGTCAGCCGAAGACAATGCCCGCAAAGGCGGCAAAGATGATGCAGCCATCAAGAAGGCCGGCGACACAGCTGCCAAGAATTTCGAAAGGAGCATCGCATGAGCGAGAATGAAAAACTGCCGGGCGGTCCTGGGCGGCCGACCAAAAAGCAACTCGACGACCGTACAAGCGAGCTCGAGGCGCGCGAAGGTGATATCGCAGAGCGTGAGGCCTCGCTGCGTGAACGTGAGGCGCAAGTCGATGACGCCGCGATCGACTTGGCCCAAGCCAGCTCTATGGCAACGGCTCTGCCGGCACGGCAATCAGTTGATGAAGCGGTCGCGCGCGATGGCAAAGGCGAAAACCCGCTGTCTATCCGCAGCGAAATGGAGGACGGTAAGAAATTCCCGAATGTGCGCGCCTACCTCGAGAAGCACAAGGAAAAGCAATTGCTGTGGGTCAACGACTACAACGGCGATGTGCAGCGCTGGATCGAAATGGGCGCAGAGCCGGTGCCGCTGCTGACCAAGGCAGGCCAGGTATTCGAGGGCATCACCGATAAATCAGAGACCAAGTGGGTGCGTGTTGTTGGTGGCGAGCTCGCGACCGGCGTGATGTGGGTATATCTGATGATGTGCTCGCATGAAGTTTACCACCGCGTGCGCATTGCGCCGCAGTTGGCGCGGCAGGAGCTCATCCGCCGGGCGATGGTCATGGGGCGCAATCAAAGCGGAGAAGGAATGGAGAAAGGCTTCCAGGCCTACGCGCCATTCCTGCCGAGCGGCGAGCGGGGCTACACTGAGGAACACGAAACCGTCAGCGGCTAGTTGCGCTTGCTACTGCGCGGTGATATAAAACGCGCATATTACCCGCCTCGGAAGAGAGGCGCGGCGCTCCAAGGAAGATTGGCAGCGGTATTGAAGTTAGTTTAACAACTTTGGAAACCGTAAATGTTCAATCCAATTGGAACCACAGACGGCGCAGACTGGCACGGAAAGATGCGCGAAGTCGAAATCGCATCTGGTGTAGCCAACGTTTTTCTCGGTGACATGATGGCCGGATCCGGCACTGGCTCAGCTGATGGGCGTGCGGAAGGCGTTATCATTGCGACCGCCGGTGATGCAGGCGCTTTTGGCGCCGCTGGTGGTGCTGACGATCTGATCGGCGCAATCGTTGGATTCACGCCAGACTTCACCGACGAAGGCTCACTCATCCGAAACTTTCATCTGACCGGCACAGCGCAGCTGGCCAAGCTTGTTTATGGCTCAGATGTCGTCTACGAAGCGCCAGCCCTCACGGCCTTGGCCATCACCGACATCCAGATAAATCGCAATATCGCGCTCGGCGCCGGCGGCGATACCGGAAACGGGATCGGCACGCACGGTATCGGCGCGGCTCCATCTGCTCCAGACTTGGGGCAGGTTCGAATCATCGGTGCGACTCGCACTGAGAGTGACACGACACTGGCGATTACAGATGTTGGCGCCATTTGGCGCTGCAGGCTGAACGCCTCAAATGATCAAATGCGCACGGATGGGTGGTAATCATGAGTCAGCAAATCTCAATCACCACACAAGGCTCCGAAGCTCGGCTGCTCCAGGAAGGCATCAACGCGATCGCCACCATCGAGTACACCGATTATCCGATGGAGAAAGACAAGATCTTTACCTCGGAAAGCTCCGAGAAGGCCTACGAGCTCGACGTTAGCTTGAGCGGGACCGGGTTTGCCGCTGAGAAGCCGGAAGGCACGAACATCGGCTACGATTCGGAAAAGCAGGACTTCGCAACCACGTACACGCATATCGTTTACGCGCTCGGCACCATCATCACGATGGAAGCGCAGATGAATAACCTTTACAGGGACCTCATCTACAAGGCCGGCCGCATGCTCAAACGATCGCTGGTGCACACCGACGAGCAGGTGGCCGCGGACATCATCAACAACGCTTACGATACGAACTTCCCGCTGGGCGATGGGTTGCCGCTGGCTTCCACGGCACACATCCTCGGCAAAGGCGGAACGTTTTCCAACCGCTTCGCGGTGGCAACACCGCTCAGCCAGGCGGCCGTGGAAGATGGCACGATTGAGATTGAGGATTACCGAGACGGCGCTGGCTTACTGATTGATGCGAAAGTCGTGAGCCTGCACCTTCCTCGGCAGCTGCGGTACACCGCCGATCGGATCCTGGCCTCGAGGTTCGAGCCAGGCACCGGCAACAACGCGATCAACCCGGTGGCGCAGATCTTCCCTGAGGGTTACCACGTCAACCACCGTTTCACGTCCGCGGTAGATTGGTTCATGAAAACCGATGTCGATGACGGCTTCAAAGAATTCAACCGGATGGATTACACGTTTGATACCGATAACGATTTCGGTACTTCGAACTATCGTCACAAAGGCATGTTCTACAAATCCTATGGCGTAACCGATCCACGCTGCGGGTTCTTCTCGGGCCAGTAAAAAATTGAAGCCCGGCCCACGGATGGGCTGCAAAGGGCACGTAACGGAATTGATATTGGTAGGCAATCTGTTTAAGGAATAATTCGAATGACGCTCACAGCATTCCCCGGCGGTCTTTCTTCTTTTGGTGTTCCCGTTCTCGGCGGCATCGGCGGCATCCCTTTCACCGGAAATTATTTTTTCGTTGATCCAGACACGGGCAGCGATGGCGCCACCGGTGAATCGCCGGATGCAGCCAAAGATACGCTCGAGTCGGCATTTGCTCGGTGTGAATCCGGCAACAACGATGTGGTTGTGCTCATGGGCGATGGCACAACGGGAGGCACGGCGCGATTGGCGGCAACGCTTGAGTGGAACAAAGACGCAACCCATTTGGTGGGCGTAGCTGCGCCCACTTACGTTGCCCAGCGCGCACGGATAGCCGCATCATCCGGCGTTGAGTTTTCGCCGATGATTCAGGTCACTGGCGATGGGTGCATGTTCTACAACGTCTCGACGTTTCACGGCTACGCAACCAATGAGGCCCAAGTGTGTTGGCTGGATGAAGGCGAGCGTAACTATTACGGCAACGTTTCGTTCGGTGGCTTTGGTAGCGTCCTCGGCGCTGATCACGTTGATAGCCGCGCGCTGGTTATCGGCGCAGCTGGCACCGGTCGCGGTGAGCACACGTTTGAACATTGCACCATCGGGCTCGACACGCGAACTCGAGGTGCGGCTAACGCATCGGTTGAGTTTCTCGGCGGCAGCCCGCGGAACGTTTTCCGCAACTGCCTCTTTCCAATGGATCGCGACGCGGGCGAACCTACCTACATTCTGGTTGGTTCCGGTGGCATCGATCGGTTCGCATGGTTTCAAGATTGCCTATTCCACAACTTCGGCACTACGATCGCTGAGGTTGCAGGCGTCAACGCCTCGGCTGGCGGGAACGTTGTCATGCAACGCTGCACATCGATTGGTGCAACCAGCATTCGCAACGGTGCCGGGCCGGTGTTCGTGGATGGTGGAGTGCCAACGGCGGCAACCACGGGCATCGCGGTGCAGGCCACATAATCGGGGGAGAGTAGGCCATGCGCCCTCAACGAGTCGTACTTGGTTCCGCTACTACGAAGGTCGTTCCGGTGGATTTCCAGCAGCAAGATTTCAAACTTGGCCTGCAGATGGAATTCACCGACACGGCAACGGCAAGCGCCGAGGCCACCATGGATGATGTGCAAGATTCCGACATCACGCCGGTATGGTTTGCGATCACCGATCTCGATGGAATCACGGCCGATGCTCAGGGAAATGTTTTCTTTCCGATTCGCGCGGTGCGCTTGAACGTAACCGCGTGGACTAGCGGGGATGTAATTCTCACGATACTGCAAGCCAACGCACCGGGTTAACAGCGTGAGCATTTCAGGTAGCGGCATCAGCATTGACGGCGGGATTAGCTTGGCACCGGGCGGCGGGGCGGCCGCCACCGTATCGAGTCTCATTGCGGCGCAGAAGCCCAAAAAATTCTTCAAGATGTGGGAAGAGGTTGGATTCAACATCAGTGATCATGGAGCGGAACCAAGCGAGAGCATGACCGCCCAGGGCACCACTACGTTTGAATCAGAAACGCCGATGCTGGATGATCCCACGCAGACTGCCATCGAATTCAACGGCACCACCGGATACATTTTAAGCACGGACGCGGGCGACGTTGTAGATTTTGCGACCGGCACTTTTTTCTGTTTCTTCAAATTTCAGACTCTCACCAATGGGATGCTTTACTCACAAGGCAACGCAGGGGGCGCAACCAAGGGCCAGATATTCCATTTCGACAGTAGTGGAACGTCTCAGATTTGGATACGGATGCGGATCGATGGTGGGGCTAATTTTATGGCTTCGATCCTGGAACCCGTTGGCGCTGCGAATATCGCGCTCAACGTTTGGCACATGATTGCATACAGGCAGCCAGGACTAGGGGCAGGTCCCAACGCATTTTGGGATGGCACTTTCTACACTACGGCAGACGCAGAACTCACGAATTCTATAGGGGGCACGGAGGATTTAGACGCTTGGTTTGCGGAAACCACGGCAGCAACAGATCCAGCAGATCGCGCGTCAATAGCGGCTTCTGTGGACACGGTGCCCACTAGTTTTATAGACGGGCTTGAGTTTGCGGTTGTCATAGATGATGTGGTTTGGAGTGATGCGAATATATCTGCCGTTTGGGATGCGGCGTTGGCCAATGGCTTGAACGCCTAGCCTAGAGTATCCTATTCAACCTTCAATAATGAGGGATCGACATGCCCAAGGCCGCAGTCGGTGGGAGAGGCTACAAGCATCTGCCAGACAAGCAGTTTCGGCCGTGGGACTCGAACACGATCTGCGACATAACCGGCTTCCGCGTTAAATTCTCGGAAGTGCTTCGCCGATGGGAGGGCTGGTACATGGTCCCGGCGGCCTGGAATCCTCGGCAGCCGCAGGATTTCCCGGTGGTGCCTCAGAAGCAGGTCATTTATCGTGACATTCGCCAGGGTAATGCTGATGCTGATATCGTCGTAACCCCAGCAACACCGAGCTTTCCAATCGTATGACCACCAATCTCAGCGGCGCCTACGAGCTCGACCTCTCCGCCGAGGACATCATCAGCGAGGCTTACGCGGTCTTGCAGGCGGAAGGCCAAGGCGAGACGTTAGACGGTGGCCTATTCATCACCGCCAAAAAGTCGCTCAACCGCATGCTCAAGCTGTGGGAGGCGCAAGGCATCCATCTGTGGACCTACACCGAATACACGCTCTTTTTTGTGCCAGGGCAGGAAAAGTACGATCTGAGAGTGAACTCCGGCGCCGACCTTGTGCGCGTGGTCAATGAATTCACGAGCACGTCACTGGCTGCCGATGAGGTCGCAACGGATGTGGATATCGAGGTGAATTCGGCGACCGGTATGAGCCTCGGCCAAGCGATCGGCGTGATGAATAACAGCAACGCGCTGTTCTGGACGGTGATCGAGACGATAGCCGGCACCACGATCAGCCTGCGCGATGCGCTGGCCGTGAATTCGAATGAAAACAACATCGTGCGCTTCTACGACACGGCCGACCTGGTTGCGACCACGGCTGCAGCTGGTCAGGTAGCCACCGATACCGAGGTGCAGTTGGTGAGCTCGGTGGGCTTTGCCGCCGATTACACGATCCAGATTACTCAGGACGATGGCACCGTGCTGCATACCACGATCAACGCGATAGACTTTGACACCGACATTGCAACGATTGATGACGCGCTCACCGATGCCGTGACGATCGGCAACGATATCGTGGCCTACTCGAGTGAGCAGAACTTCATTCCTTTCAGCCGGATCCCTGAAAACGATGCGGTGCGCCGGCACTCGGGCGAGAACTCTGATTATGAGATCCCGATCGTGTTCCAATCGCGTGAGGAATATATGAATCTGCCAAACAAGAAGCAGCGCGGCACGGTGATCCAGTCGTATTTCGACCGCCAGGAGCCGGCCGGCGTATGGTATGTGTGGAACAATCCAGACTCGGCGGTGGAATATCTCAACTACACGGCCGAGCGCCAGATCCAGCTCATCGTAAACGCCGATGACACTTTCGATCTGCCGACTGAATGGTATGACGCGGTTGTATACCAACTCGCCAAACGTTTAATCCACAAGGTTGGATGCTCGGCCGCGCGGCGCGCGGAGATTCGGGAGGACGCAAAAGATTACCTTGATCAGGCGCTCGCGTTTGATTCGGCCATCTACCCCATCAGGTTAAAACCCCAGAAATACGGATGATGCGAGCGAAGCTCGGAGCAGCCATGGCCTTTCTGAACAACCTTCCTAGGACGAATGAGTGTGTTCTATGGCCGTTTGGTGGCGCCGCTGGGTACGGATATGTGCGATTTGCTGGCCGCGCGCAGCCCGCACACAGAATAGCGTTGATCCTCCACACTGGAGAAGACCGGGGAGGGATGGACGCTGCTCATGGCGCATGCCACAACCGCCTGTGCGTGAACCCAAGGCATTTGTCATGGAAAACGCGAAAAGAAAACGTCGCTGATACGCTGCGAGACGGAACGCGCAATTGCGGAGTAAGGAACGGAAGGAGCAAATTATCTGAGGCTGAGATTTTGGAAATCCGGGCAGATCAGCGCTACGGAAGGAAGATCGCCAAGGATTTTGGGGTAACCCGGCAGACAATCAGTGATATTAAGCTCGGCCGAACATGGCAGAATTGAGGGAAATCCCGCTCGGAGGGGCGGACCAAAATTATAATAGCGTGCGCGCTCGCCAGGGCGTTGTGAATCTGTTGGCCGAGGGCGATGCAAAAGGCACGTATCGCACCGTCAAAGATACGCCAGGCCTTACCACCTTTTCGACATTAGCCAGCGGCGCCGGCCGCTCGAATCTGTTTGTCAATTCGGGATTCATGTACGCGATTGCCGGTACTGATCTGATTCGCGTGGATGAATTTGGCACGGTCACGGTGCTGGGCAGTGTTGGTGGATCCGGCCGCGGGCAGATCTTCTCGAATTCGGTGCCAGGCGATAATCAGATCATGGTGCTCAATGGGGTCGGCCTCGGCTACGTATACACCAACGGCGCCGGGTTAGTGCAAGTTACAGATCCGAGTTTTTTCTCAACCGTTTCAGGCGACGTGCTTGGCGAGCGCGGCTGGTTCGCGCGCCGCGGTACTAATGAGTTTTTCGGCTCTGATATCTCTGACTTCTCAAGCTACGATCCGCTGACCTTCGCGACGGCCGAGCAAAACCCCGATGAGGTTGTGGCCGTCATTCAAAAGAAATCGGCGCTGTGGGTAGGTGGTGGCAAGAGCTGGGAATATTGGCAAACGATCGATGATGTGACGCTGCCGCTTCGTGCGGTGATCGGCGCATCCAAAGAGCGCGGCATCGCTGTTGCTGCATCATTGGCTGAAGCTGGCGAGCGCTTCTGCTGGTTTGCTGATGACAACACCGTGCGCATGATCGAAGGCTCGCAGATGACAAAGATCTCGGACCTTGATTTCGAGCTCCTGGTGCGCGGCGACGGCACGGCCGATTTCCCTGGCTTCGCTGTCACCGATGATGCCGTTGGCTTTTTTATCGATGGGCCGGTGCACAAGATCTACTACCTGAGCTTTCCCACCGAGCAGTTTACGTGGGGTTATGACTTCACCACCGGGCTCGAGCACCGGCGCGCGAGCGGCAATCTCGGCGATGAATTCTGGCGCGTGGGCGCTGTAGCGCTTTTCAACAACAAGCTCTACGGGCTCGATGTTACGGATGGCTTCATCTATGAGCTCGACCAGGGCAACAAAACTGAAAACGGCGCGATCATGCGGCGCGTCATCACCACACCATCGATCTCAGCGCCTTACGATTGGACGCTGCCTTACATCGAGCTCGACATGGAGGTTGGCGCCGTCACGGACCCTACGGCCACGCCGGTGATGCGCGTCGAGTATTCGAAAGACGGCGGCTACAATTACACCACTTGGGGCACGATATCGCTGGGCAACTTTGGCGATCGTCGCAAGCGAGTGCCCATGCGTTTGTTCGGTCGGATCACGCGCCACAAGGATTTCATTCTGCGCTTCACGATCACCGATGATGTGCAGGTGCAGATGTACACACTGTGGGCCGACATTGAGCCGGACGCATAGATGCCTGCAACCATTCTGACAGCTGAGCTCGATGCAAATGTGCCTATTGCCGAAGAGTATCCCGATGGGCTGAAGGCCACGGCGTATTTTGAAGATTACCTTTTCAAGCTGTTCCAAGCTATCAACGAAATCAACGTATTGGCGGGCGTGTCGTATGGCGTTGTAAACGGCGATTCGGGCTCAGCCACGGCGCTGATACCTTCGGATACGCTCAGCATATTGGGCGGCACTGGCATCAGCACGGTGGCGGCAGATGGCGCCCCGGATTCGGTGGTCATAACAAACACCGATCCATTCCCAGAAGCGCCGGTTGATGGAGTGACATACGGCCGCAAAGATACTGGCTGGATAGATCTGAATTCGGTGGGGATCGATCACGGCTCGCTTGCCGGGCTTGCTGACGATGATCACCCGCAGTATTTTTTGGCGGATGGCAGCCGGGAATTAACGGGTAACGTTTCGTTCGCTTCTAGCGTTACCGCCCCAACCATCACAAGCCTGAATCACGGTGGAGCATTTACGATTGCCGCAGAAGATGCGGGCGGCACGTTGCGATCACTTCTCGAGGGTGATCCGGATCACAGCACGGACCTCATGTTTGCCGGCGCCAAAGTTTTAGAAACAACGGCGCAGGGCTTCCGCTTCGGGACTACAAACCTGGCTCTGCTAGAACTAGATTTAGGGGCCACTCCCGATCGCGTCAATCTGCGCAACCTGACAGTGAGCGGACATCTGCTATTCCAGGGTCAAAATTCTGGCAACGTGCAGACAAATCTATTTGAAGGCGACCCGGATGGTCAGGCTCAACTGCATTACGCCGGCACTAAAGCATTCTCAACCAACGCATCTGGTATTGATGTTCAGGATACAAGCGGAGTGGTGCCCATCATTACGTTCCGCAATGACGCATCAACAGGGCTAGGTCAGATATTAATAGATGGCACGGGCAATACAGCAGTTCGCAGCCAGGTCCACGGAGGCACACTTCGCCTCCAAGGTGAAGACGCCGGCGGCACGCTAAGACAACTCGTTGTATGTGATCCGGATAACACCGTCGAGCTTTACTACGCGGGCACCTTAGAGGCCACTACTAAGAGCGGCGGCTTCCGCATCGATGACGAGCTAGAGGTAGATGGTGCCTTCAACCACGATGGCGCCACTTTCGGAATCTACGCCACAACACCGGTGGCGCAATCATCGGCATACACGCCGACCAATGTGAGCGCAGATAGATCATACGATGCTGATGCGACCTCAGTGGATGAATTGGCGGATGTGCTGGGCACGCTGATAGCAGACCTCCAATTAACAGGCATCATTGGATAATGACAAACTTCGGCGAAGTGTTGAGCAGCACGGCATTAAGCCATGAGGTGATCATTGCGCTGGAAAACTTTCGCAAGGGAATGACAGCACCCACCGATGTAGGTATAGGGAGTACGCCGGGGGTTATCATGTTTCACTTTGATGCCGTGGCTGAAACGATATCCCACGCGCTGATCTTGCCTATAAATATGGATAAAACAATAGACCCTCAGATCATATTGGTATGGTCTTTAACGCAAACAGAAGTAGACGGCACCGACCTCAGCACCACGATAGACTACACAGCGGCCATCGAGCACAGTACGGGCAGCGGCGTAGATAAAACCAGCACGCAGCTTACTGATGATATGACAGTCACCACGGCTAACGGACTGGCTGCTCAAGATATATACGCACAGGCATTTACCGTGGATGCGGAGGATGCCACAAACCCGTTAGCCAATGCCGCTGTATTATCTTTTGCACTACACTTAACCAACATCACCGGGGTAGATTCAGGGAATCTAGTCGGTGCGTGTTTTGCGTATGAGAGGCTACACTAATGGCTATTGGCGTAAAATCACCGGGCATGGGATCGCCTAAAATCATCGAATCTGCCCCGCTAGAAGGGCAGACCGAAGAAGAGGCAGATGATGCATTGGGTGAGAGGTACTATGTGGAAGCGCAGGGCAATGTGATCATCTACAAAGTAGAAGATGCGGGCCAAAGCGGCCGCGTGAACCTAATCCCGCGAACGGTCAAAAATGAGACGAAAGCAGAAAAGATAACTGAGGTTGAATTCGATGCCTGAAAATGAAGAAACGGAAGAAACGCCATCGTTGGTTCCTTCAATTGGCGCCACGCATTTGGCGTTACCGATCGATGTGATGAATGAATTGGTCACGGTGGCGGCAACAAAATACACCTGGGCCGAGCTCGATCCGTTAATGAGCAAAGTGAAGAAATACATGCTTTCGTTTCGAGTCACCGAAGATGGCGTGAGCAGGGTTTCGAAAACCGAAGGCTGAATGCGCTACCTGATTACAGGCCATCCGCGGACGCGAAGCGCCTGGCTGTGTGCGCTGATGAATGCGCATGGCTCGCTTTGCTACCATGATGCGCTGTCTTGCCAGATCGATCCGGATGTTGATGCAGGTATCGCAGATCCTACATTCGCCTGCTTCTTTCCCGATATGGCGCTGGCGTACAGCTGTCCGCGCGTTTGCATTTTGCGCGATGATTGGCGCGAAGCCATCGAGCAATGGAGCGGCGTCGGCGTATCCGATGAAGCAGCCGAAGCCTCGAGCGTGAACTGTGATCGATTTGCGCGCACACTCGGCACACTGTCTATCTCGCTTGCGTCATTGGAAGATAACGGCCAGGTCAAGGAGATCGTAGAACTATGCACCAGCAAACCAGCGTCGCTCGAGATCATCCAGATCTTCCAGGGGTTGAAGATCGAGCAGCATCCCGAAAAGTACCGATCCGCCTTTGCGATTTCACAATCGGCGTAGACACGGCTGTACGGGAGTTAGAAGGGCATCCGGCTTGGGATCGCCACACACCGCGCAAAACGATTCAGACGGATCTCAATCCACATACTGAAATGTCGGATATCTGGGTGCGCTTCAACGCTTGGGAAAATTTTCACGGCGATCTGCGCGCGATGTGTGAAGAACATGAGCCCGTTTGGTATCCGGTGGCCGATGAGGTGCCGGCGCTTCGGCTTTTAGTGAATGATGTGCTGGCCAATCTGGATGGGCCGGTTGAGCTTGGCATGGTGCTGATTACGCGCTTACGGCCGGGCGGCAAGGTAAAACCGCATGTTGATGGCGGCTGGCACGCGGCTTACTATAACGACAAGTACGCCGTGCAGCTCCAGGGGAATGCAGAGCAGAGCTTCAACTTTCAGCACCACTGGATCAGCCCCAACCCCGGCGAGGTGTTTTGGTTCGATAATTCCCAGCTGCATTGGGTGTTCAACGATAGTGATGAGGATCGGATGACCATGATTATCTGCACGCGGAGGATTGACTGATGCCGGCTGGATGGGTAGCAGCTGCGGGGGCCGTCATCGGAGGTGTGGCGACTTACGCCGGCGCGCAAGAAACGGCCGACGCGGCTGATAGGGCTGGCGAGCGCACCGGTGAAGCCAGTGCGGCCGCGCTAAGGCGATCCGAGGAAGCCTTCCAGATGGGCGAAGCGGCGCTCTCGCCGTATGCCCTACAGGAGCAGGTGGCCAGCTCGCAGCTCATGTCTCAAATGGGCCTCGCGCCGCCAGGTGGTGGCGGAGGCGCAGGCATGACGGCCGGTGGCACGGCCGGTGGCGGAGGCGGCGATGGCTGGGGATTTGGCGCAACAGCGGGCTCTGATCCGATCGACCCTGAAACATTTCCGCGGACTGGCAATGTAACTCAGGAGCAAATTCGCCAAGTGTTCCGCGAGTACGCATCGCGCGAGCCGACCGATTACGAGCTCAACTACTACATCGATCACGGTGGCGCATCCGAGCTCCATCGCGACATGATCGAGCCAGGGCCATACGTTCGCACCACGGCCTGGTATGACGGCTCTGGGCCGCAGGAGTTTAGGGGCGACATCATCGAGCAGCCTGAAGGTGGGCCGCAAGCCGGCGGCCCTGGTGGTCCGGAAGGCGGCGCCGAAATGATGGGCGGCGAACCAGGGGCCGGAGGTGGCGCGCCGGAAGCTCAAACAATCGATGACATCATGAGCCGGGCGGGCGCCGATCAATTGCCGCCGGAGCTCCGCGAGCAATATCTGCAAGATCTGATGGGCACAACGGTCGGCAACGAATATCAGGAAACGGGCGCCTATCAAGCCGCTCGAGAAGCTGGCATCGAGACGGTTGATCAAGGCGCTGCCGGCCGCGGAGGCTTGTACTCTGGGGCTCGAGGCAAGGCGCTGCGTGATGTGGGCCAGGACGTTGAGCAGCGGTACTACCAGATGGCGCAGCAGCAAGCAAACACCGAAGCATCACGCCGAGGCGGCGCGTATCAGGCCGAACAGCAACGCGGGCAAAGTTACTACAACAATTACATGCAGATGCTTACGTCAATGAGCGATCCGCGCACAACCACCAACATCGAGCAGATGCGTCAAGGCTCGGCGCAAGCTCAGGGCGCCAACATCATGGGCACCGCTCGCGACAT